GTATCCGCCGCAAATAACGTTAGGTCGTTCAACTGTTTTCCAGTTGATGTCTTTGATGTTTCCATGATTAGGTACCTCGGGCCAATGTTTTTTCAATACTTTGTTGCAGTAAGGGTCTATTTCGGATTGCCATATTACTTTCATGCCAGCGCGTTCTAAACCTAAATCTAAACCGCCTATGCCGCTAAATAAACTGCCTACGGTTAGTGTCATTTGTCCGTGCGGGATAGTAGCAGGGCGCATAGCACCATTAACGCAACTGCTAACCATGCTGTACGGTTCATGGTTTTATATCCCTGGCGCGTACTAATGCCTCGATTGCTAGTAATAGTTCGTCTTGCGCTTGGTGCAGCTCTTTAGTCGTTTCATCTAGTAAACGCTTTATGGCGTCTAATTCGTGATGTAGGCCCATGTTGAGTTTGCGTAGGTCTTGTAGTTGGTCGTGGCTTCCGTAGTTGCTGTTGTAGCGGGTCATTGTTTCCATGCCTCTATTACTTTTGAAGCCTGGGCCATTGTCAAGGTTTCTAGTATTACGTCGTCGGCGTCTAACAATAGTTGCAACGCTTCGAGAGCTGCCAAGTCGTCTAACCCTCTACCTTTTGCAAGCGCTTTAATCATGTAAAGTTGTTTGCTACTGGCATGAACACTGCCCTCTTTAGGTGTACGCATTGGCGTTATTGTTGCTTCGCTACCGGTTAGTCGCGCTTCAACTTCATTACGCGACGCAATAGATTTAGCAACGCCGCAACCCATGTAGCCCAATGCGCGCCCTAACGCCGACGTCATACCTACCATGTATTCGCTTCGCTTCGTGTAAGGCGTGTTGCCTGGGAACGGTTCGGCAGCCGACGCTATAACCGGTATTGGGTCTGCTATGTCGCGCCAAACGGTAACGGTGCAACGAATAAACGTCGACCCGTCGGGCATTGTGATTACCTGGTTATCTGTTTCTTGTATGCGTAAATCGGGCCAACGCTTTAACGCTTCCGCTAAACGTGTTGGTACGTCTACGTAGTTGTCAAGGTTAAAGGCCATTGGATACCACTACGTCGCAATCTTGAACGCTTAACACTTGCATAACTTTTGTTATTTCTTTTGCGCCGTAGTAACTAGTGTTTTTTTGTTCGGCACACGCCATAAGCACATTTAGCAACCAGTCGCCCGCGTTTAAATCGTCGGGGCTGTAATCGTGCATAGCAACTAGCAACGTAACTTTTTGTAGTTGGGTATTAGGTGTTTCTACTATTTCGGTCATGTCGGGTTATCTTTCTGTAGTCGGGTTTATTACTTGTTTGTCACGCTACCACAAGCCTGTAGTACGGTGGGTTTGCAGCTCGATAGTTTTCGGTAAGTCCTCTAACGGCCATAGTGCAGCCTGGGGCACAAAATAGCCAGGTTTAGGCACGTCTGCCCGCCAATAGCAAGCGCGCTGTATTTCGCTGCTATCTTTCCAGCCTCGAAAACTGACCTCGGTACAGTCGTTTAAAACTATGCCCAAAATGTATATGCCGCTTGGGTTATGGGGTTGTTTGATTAGGCAACCGTCGTAACGTTCCGTTGCTTTAATTTGGTAGCCGAGTACGTCATCATTTGTGGGGTCATACGGTTTTATTACGTAGTCATAGCCAAACCATTTAGCGAACGCGTATTCGGCTACTAAACCAGTAAACGACGCTTTAGGTGTATAACTGTGCGTAAACGTGTCGCGCGCTTGTAAATATTTTGTTTGTGTTTCTAGCTCTCGATACAAGTAATTCATTTCTGCGCGGTCTTGACTGTTTAAACGAATTGTTACCCGTTCGTCAATTTGTGCCATAACTTTTATATGCCGATAATTACGGCCATAGCGGCGGTAATGACAGCGCCCGCGAATTTGTGTTCGTCGCTTGGTGTACCGGCTAAATACTTTTCGCGCAATATTGACAATTCGTCTAGCAATATCGAGTGGTCAACCGGTTTAACTGTTGGAATTGTTGCAGGTTTTAGTATTTCGTCTACAAAACTTTTAAAAGTTGCAGCGTATTTGTCGCTATACATTTGTCGGGTACTTTCTGTTAAGCCTGGGTCGGGTATCGGGTATTCGGTCATGGGTTAGGCAACGCCCACGGGCCGTACCCCGAATTATGCCATATGGCTAACGCGGAGTTTGTGTTTACTACGGGGTCGAATAGGTCGGTACAAGTTGTTACTAAGCCTTTTGCCTGTAACCAGCCGATAGGCCAATATTTGTTAGGTCGGCACCAATAGCCGTTTATTTGGTACAGGCCGTAGCTGCCGCCTGCCGTGTCTTTACCGTTATAAGCGGCGGCCTTGCAACCGCTTTCGCGGTAAATAATGCGCGCCACGGTGCCCATTTCAGTTAATGGCCAACCGGCTTGGCGGGCTAGTTGTAACGCATATTGGCAATCTGTTAATGGTGTTGCCGTTGTAGTAGTCGACTGCACAATAGGCGCTAAATAGACCGTAACGGGGGGCGTTACAGGTAGGGCGCTAGGCGCGTTGTAAGCGTCGTAGGCGTACGCAAGCCCCGCCATGCTTATAGTTACAGCCGTAAAGATTTTGGCTATTAGAAACGTCATGCAATACCCCTTTTTCGTCGGTCTTAAAACCGTAGTAGACGCCTAAGCGCTAGGTGGTGATACTGGCCTAAGCCCTTGTAGGTACAGGCTTACAGGTTCGGGGGTTTTGTCGCCTGGGTAATAAAACCAATGCCACGGCTCTTGCGGCATGACTTCTAATGACCAGCCGAATAGCGGGCCTCGTTCGCACATAAAGGCAAACGTTTCGCCTTCCATGTTTGCGTAGTCGACGGCTAACCCTAAGTTGTGGCGGCTGGTACCAGGTGCAGCTAGTGGGGCGTTGCCTGGGCGTAAGTAATATTTCCGGCCTTGCCATGTTCGAGTAGACGCGCCCTCGATAGGTTGCAGGGTGTAGCGCTGTAGAAACCCTGCGGTTTGTTGCGCTAATGACCGGTACGTATCGCCTGCAGAAATAGGTTTAAATTGTTTTATACCTGCAGCAAACGCGGCGGTACGTATTGCGTTGTATGCGTTAGCGGCGCGTGGGTGCAGCTTGCCAAACGGCTTTATATCTACAAGCATATTGGCAGGTAATTCGCCTGGGTTTACGTGCCCCAACGTGGCAGGTAAAACAAGTTTTTTAACTGCCGGTATCACTTGCTTTTCTTGTTACCAAACACGTTGCTACTTTCGCCGCCTTGTTTAGCGTTAACGCCGTTACCTATTGAGTAGCCGATAATCATAGTTAGCATTGGTACGCCGCTTGCCATATCTATTTTGTCGGCAATCATTAACGCGGTTAGGCATAGTAAGCCGACAAGCAATATAAGAAACTTAGGCAAGTTATTTACAGTCATGGCTAAACCGTTGGCGGCGGCGGTGGCGGTGGCGGTGGCGGTGGTATAAAGTCTGTTCCGTTCCAAGTCCAACCAATACCAGCGCAAGGATATTCGCCGCAAGTGCAGTCGACCCATTGGCCTGCAAGGTTTTCGTTTGCCCAAATATAGTTGCCTACAATAACTTCGGTAACAATGCCCGTGCTTATTTCTGCTGCGTACTCAATCATGTTTTAAACCTCACATATACGACACCTTGAAATCCTGAACCACCTGTAGCACCTGACGCACCGTTTGTGCCGCCGCCACCCGAACCGTAGTTGGTTGCGTTGTTTCCTGTGCCTGATGTTTTTCCTGCTACGCCACCTGTGGCCGCCGTTCCGCCTGTCACCGTGCCGCCACCCGAACCGCCAACGCCAGCAAAATATGCGCTTCCTGTAATAAATGAGGAAATATCTAAACCAACGCCACCCGTGCCACCTGTGGTTCCCGAGTTATTGGCACCAATGCCGCCAGCGCCTCCACCTCCGCCCGAACTATTTTGTGCAATTTCAATTAAGCCGTTTCCACCACCAGCAAAACCATTTGCGCCGCCCGCATTGGCGGCAGGGTTACAAGCACAACCGCCGCCTGATCCACCAGCCTTAGGCCATTTCGACGGAAATGCGGCAACATCTGTACGCGTTGAGCCACCGGAACCCGCGCCGCCACCAGCAGCAGCAATAAGAGTACCGCAAGATGATTTAGAACCATTAGTAGCAGCCAACCCACCGCCTGCGCCACCTGCGCCAACCGTAATAGTTTGATTAGCAGTTAAATAAACTGTTTGCAACAAACTGTTTATATCGCCCGCTCCGCCCCCTCCGCCTGTCCCGGATAAGTCCACATTTGCGCCCGCTCCACCCGCTCCGCCCCCAATAACCATTACATCAAACAAACCCGATTTACTTACCGTTAATGTTCCTGATGATGTAAAAGTTAATAGCGTGTAGGCAAGGCCGCTAACTGTAATGCTTGAACTTGTGCCGCCTGTTGCTGTTCCGTATGTTGCACCGC